TTCTTCTTCCTTCATAGCCATTTTTGGTTTTGCTTCAGCACCATATTTTTTACGAAAATAATTCATTTTCTTGCGAAGCTCCTTAGACATTTTTTCTTTGGGATTTTTCGCCTTAGGGCTGTGGCTTGGGGAAGGGTTGTAGAACAAAGCTTCATCTATTGTTTCTTCTTCCTTCATTGCCATCTTCGTGGCTGTGGCATACATCACACTCTTGGCATCAGAGCCATAACGACTGCGAAAATCTTTGAAGTTTTTCTTCATTGACTTCACAATCTTTTCGCGTTGTGCCATGTCGGCATCCGTCATTTTGGCTTCTTCCATGTTACTTACCTTTTTTGCGTAATTTGGCTAATACAGCACCTGCAATCTTGGCGCCACGTTCTTTACCATACTTACGACTTGCCTTCTTGGCAATCTTGCCAAACATCTTACCCTTTTTGCCAATGTCCTTGCCAGCTGCTGCTGACTTGGCTGAGTAAGAAGCTTCATCCATTTGTTCCACTTCTTCCTTCATACCTTTCTTCTTGGCACGAAGCATCTTGAAGTCATGAGCATCCAACTTGCCATTTTTGTTCATGTCAATCTTATGTTGACCACCCTTCAAGGCTTCATCAAGCTCATCTTCATCTTCTGCTTCTTCATCGTTATCTTCCATTTCTTTCTTCATCTTCTTGGCTTCTTCCACACATTCAGCACATTCTTCTGTGTTGAACATGGATGATGCCACTTCAATCTTTACAGCATCCAACACTTCTGTTACACGAGTGCTTAAAATATCATTTAGAAGCTTTTCTGCTCCTAGATTATCACCGCCGTCAATGCGGTCAATTAAATCTAGAACATTTTCATTCATTTCTTCCATAGTGGTTTCCTCTTGAATGGCTGGTTTTAATTTCGAGACATGCACTGTTACGGGATACGACTTGTTGTCCATGACTTGAACATTGACATGACCCATTAACGCAGCACGTTCAGCTTTTTTATTGTCAGCAGAATCGTGACGATATATCACTTTGCCTGTGACTTTCTTTTTGTTATGTGTAAAGGTGACCGTGTCACCTACCTTAACCTCATTTATTTCCATTCTTCTTCTCCGGTGGTGCTGGGAATGGAGTTCCCTTCGGTAGAATGTTTCCTGGTTGATTTGGATCTTCAAGTGGTGCTGAATAATCCATGGAGTCGGATGCTGCTTGTTCCATCTCGGCATCCATGTCATCAATTTCTTCTTCAGTGAATCGTAAGATGTTCTTTTGAATGTATGTCTTGCTGACATATTTTCCTACAAACGGATCCACTTGAGCTAACAATTCAATCCGAGAACGCATGATTTCTTGGTCTTTGCTTTCTGTGTAGTAGGCATCTTGAGCATACACATATTCAATGGATTCTACAATGTCATTCCAATCTTGTTCTGTTAACACACCCTTTAAAATCAATTGTGTTTTCAACAAATCATGGAACATCATGGCGAATTGCCGACGAAGTTTACCAATGAACTTTGTGAACTTCAACTCATCTCGGGTGATTTCAGCAGCACGTCCAAAGTTTAACCCACCTTGTTGTTGCAATCTGGACATTGGCACATTCAACGCTTGATACAACTTGCGTTGGAAATATTCAATGTCAGCAATTTCACCGAGATTTTGCCCACCAGGCAGTGTTTGAATTTCTGTACCCTTTCCACCCTCACGACGAGGCAACCAGAAATCTTCCAACATGCTCATGGCTTTCTTGTCATCTCGAAGTTCACCTGTGTTTACATCATACACCATCTTGTTGCGATAGCGATTCATGATGTCTTTTAGATATTGTTCTGCCTTCAATTTCGGCAAGTTACCAACATCAATATAGAAGATTCTTCTTTCTGGCGCACGAGCTAACCGATAAATCACCAGTGCATTTTCCATCATGCGCAACTGATTGGCTGGCTTGATGGCTTTATGTAAATAACTTAAAACTAATTGATTATCTACGTCAAACAATCCTGATGGAGTATAGCAAATGGCATCTTTTGTGATTTTCAATCCTTGGACATTGGTGTTGACTGCCACATTTTGTGTCATGTGGATGCCCTTTTCATTGTAAATGAAAAACTCTTCCGTGGCTTTTACAAATTCCACACCAGTCTTTGGTTCTTTTTCTTTGATGACATTACGAACTTTCTTAATCTTTCGTGGGTCAATATAGCGAATGTCAGTTAATCCTTGCTTTGGTTTCGCTGTATCAATCACTTTATGAAAATACATTCTACCATCAATGTACCAACGACGAAAATAATCTTGTCCTTTGTCCTTGAAATGTAGTAAACGTAGAACAGTATCAAATTCTTGTTCAATGCTTTTCTTGACACTTGAGGAAACTTTCACATTTCGGAGGTCAAGTTTCACAGAAGCTTCATTATCTAGATTGGCAATGGCTTCATTTACCACATCATCAATGGCGGCGTCCACATCTGCCATCAAAGAGATATCACGATATCTTTTAATTTGTTCTGATTCGTTTTTTGCGGCACCTTCTAAATCCAGGTAGGAACCATAGTATCCTCCTGCTTTGATGGTGTCGAGTGCACCATCGTCAGAAGGCGGCACAAACGAACGCTCAGTTTGTGCCGGACCCTTCCGCTTTATCTCGTATCCAAAAATATCCATAATATGTTACCTATCCTCTTAAGGATTAAACAGGTGTTACTTCAAAATGTGAATATTGGAAAGTCACATTGAATTCTGAAATCACATCATTGGCTGAGTAGGCAAGAGCCACTTCAGACACAGTAATTGGAAATGCATTGAAGATGTTGTATGTACGAATAGTTGCATCGTTACGGTCTAATTGTGCAACTGACATATCACACATATATGTAGCTGGTGCCAATGAACCGCCGTTGTTCACACGGTTGTTCATGAGGTTTGACCATGATTCGAATAAACGACGGAGCTTCATTTCTGTGTCGTTCAATACGGTTATTGTCCATGGATCAAATGTCCGTTCGCCAGCCATCTTTACTTCACGACCACGATATTGCACGATGGTTGGGTTGACGTTTGATGCTGGCAAGGCTGCAGATGTTACTAGTAGTGAATCATCACTTGCACCTGCTCCAACAGCAGCAGGGAAAGTTAGTGTCACTAGGAATTGGTTTGGACGAGCACCACCTGCGCCTAACTTATTCTTAAATTGTGAAATATCCATTTGTATCTTCTCCTAGAAGTTATTAATTAGGCGCCAACGATTTCTTCAAATGCCACGCCAGTACGTGTAGCAATGAAGTTCAATGAGATGAAGTTGATGGAACGAGCTGGCTTGATGTAGATGTCAGCCACGAATTCGTTACGGTCAATTACTTCACCTGTGTTATTTGTTTCATCACAGATTACGCGGAAGTCGTAGATACCACGACGACCCTTGATGTCACGCAAGAATGGTTCCACCAAGTTACGGAATTGTGCACGTGTGAATGCATCATTGAATTCAAACAATTGGTACTTAGCTGCTGTGGCAATGGCCTTTTCTAGTACGATGAACAAGCGACGTACATTGATGCGGTCAAATGCTGATGGCTTGGCAAGAAGTGTCTTGTCGCCGAACAACACAGTGCCTTCACCAGGGAATGATACAACAGGGTTGATACCTGCCTTGTACAATGTGTCACGGTCAGTCTTGTCTGGTGAATAAGCCAACTTCACAACATTCTTGATTTGACCACGATTTAAACCACCTGGTGAGAACCAAGGATCGGCAATGGCATCGGTACGTGCGCACAAACCAGCTACGTCAGCGTTTAATGGAATCCAACGATACTTGTCGTTATACTTGTCGTATTGATACTTCCAACCTGAGTCCATGACGGCATATGATGTATTTACATTGAATGCAGCATCTTGACGTTCAGTAACAATGTCATCAGCTTCATCGCCGGCATTGTTGTATACGGCAGCAAGTGTTGGTGAAACGAACACTACGCAATCTAAGCGAGTTGTTGCAATGTTATCAATGATGTACTTACCAACTGCCAATGAGTGAGGACCATTGATAAGAAGGTTGATGTCAATCAATTCTGCGTTGGCAAACAAGTCATAACCTGTTTGAATTTCTGCATCTGTTGGAGCATCATTGACACCACCTGTCAATGAACGTGTAACAACTGTTGACATGGTCTTGAAGGTGGTAGCTGCTGAGCTTGAGCCCCAAGCAGTGTCACCTGCTTCTACTGATGTGGTGTGATCCATCCACCAAATATACTTTGAACCCTTCAACACTTCAACATAATAGTTGTTGGCACCTGCTGATGTTCTTGCATCAGCAGCTTTGGACACGTTGGCCCACTTTTCAAGAACAGTACCAGCTGTACCTGAGATTAAACCATCTTCGTCGATAACGATGATGTGTAGTTCATCATCAGCACCGCCAAGATTGCTTACATAATCTGAAGTGCTTGGTGCTGAATCAAATTGGTCTTCATATGTCCAACCTGTGAAGGTTGCTGAGTCAGCCATGGAAACCTTAAGTGAGTTGCCTAGTGTACCAGGATACTTGGCAGCAAATTCACCAACGGCGCCTCACCAGCTGCATAGCTGGCTTCCCATACAGTTTCATTGTTGATTTGAACTGCAGTTCCTGTTGATACGGCGGTACGTGCTGATGTACCAATTGCACGAACTACTTTAAGGTTGTTTGAGTAGCTTAAGAAGTTGGCAGCTGAGAAGAAGCTAGCTGCTGTTGTGTCATTTGGCTTACCAAATGTTTTCACCAATTCAATTTCTGAACTGATGGTTACTGGGTCGAAGCAAGGGCCCCATTGGAAGTCACCCACGAAGCCACCGATTGATGTGGCAACGGCAGGAACTACGTTGGTTAGGTCCTTTTCAACGACTAGTACGCCCGGCGAAAGTTGAAATGCCATGTTATTCTCCTATATCTGTGTAATTTTTCAAAGACCCAAAATTCATTTGTCTTGGAACAAGTTGAAAATATTTATAAGTTTACGAATCTTTATCTATCTTCCATGGCAAATTTCTGTCTGTGGACCATACAATATTGTCTGCCACAAACGTTTCTTCATCAGAACCATTGTCTATAAAGCCAAAAGGAGTTAACTCATCCTCGATTTGTAACATTTGTTGTTTGTATATTCGTTCACGAACATTCACGTCCGTTAACTCTTTGAAATACTGATTGGTTGTAAGCCATCCAAAAAGGACCAGAGTCATCACTAAATCGTCGTGATACCCTTCATCAGCCACGTAACTACCACTTTTCTCCACGAATGTTGAAAATTCATGTATGGTGTCGGCGTCAAATATATTTAGTTTTTTCTCTTCCAGTAAACTCTTGATGGCGAAACACCCTTGTCGTTTCACCGTCTTGGTGGTTCTTACACCAAGAGTTGTGGACTTGGAAAATCCAGGACTAATATATGTTTGATTGTTTTCCTTGATGGTGCTCAGTATGTTTTCATACTCCAATTCAGCATACAAGATGTCGGCAATTTGACCGCCAATGTCATTGGTTTCCACCAACACCATGGCATTGTTGTAATCTTTGGCTGTTTTATGAATCACTTCAGGAAACAACATGGGAGCAATGGTGTTGTTTTTAAACTTTCCCACCAACTTATATGGCATATCTGTGACATCAACTATAGTGAAAGCTGAATAGTCACCACCTACACCACGTGAAACGTCCACAGTAATCACATAATTTTTTCCCACCTGTGGTTCTTCATACAACATCAACCCCATGTCGTTGTAGTAGAACGGATCCATGCTACTCATTTGTGCCAATGTTCTACCGTTAATCAAGGTGTTACTAGACCCTAAAAACTCACACAACACTTCTTGATTGAACTTCACTTCTCCAAGTGTGCGTAGTTGTTCTTCGGCCCAAACTTCATCACGCCCAGGAATTTCCCAATAGGGAATGAAATGTGACACAAAGCCGTTCTTGCCTTTTTCTGCTTCATTCCAGAACTTCCAGAAATGATTATATCCTAATGGTGTGGATGTTAACAGAATCTTTGTGGTGGTACCGGCAGAAATGGTGGGGTATACTGAGGCAAAGAATTCTTCAGCAACATTGTTGGGAATAATGGCAGCTTCGTCAATGTACAACCAGTTAACAGATTTACCACGAATACCTGATGCTGTTGTAGCGGCTGTGAACACTTTACTGCCGTTCTCTAATTCCACATTACCTTTATTCCAAGTACGAACACCCTGTTGCATCCAGATGGGAAGATGTTCATACATGATTTGATACCGGTCCAGAACTTCTCGGGCTGCACTTCCTTTGTTGGCAAGAATGGCGACCGTCTTGCTTTCTTGAAACAATGTGTACCATAGAATACAGGCGGCTGATGTGATGGTCTTCCCTTGCTGACGCCCTTCCATCAACACCACTTTTCTGTTGTTCAGAATCACTTCTACTTTTTTCTTCTGACAATCATATAATTTAAACTTAATTAACCCTTTGTCCAACGATACAATGTGACAATAAGTTTCAATGAAATAGATGGGATCTTTTTGACATTTCACAAACTCTTGAATTTCTTCAGGTGTGAATTGATGCTGATACCCAATTGCTTTTAAGTTAGGATTGCCATGATATGAACTTTCTTTATCAATCATTCGAACTCTCTATTTGTATTGGTTCTTGGGCTTGTTTCATGGCTTTCAACAACTCATGTGTGGACCCAACAAACAAATTGTTCTGTGTTTGTATCTTTGGTTTATCTTCTTTTTCCAAGTCTTTCTTTCGTTTCTGAACTTCTAGTAAATCTTTTGCTGTATCGGAAACCGTTTTAATCAATTGGCCAGCCACTTCATAGGCACGTGGATGGTCACTATTTTTTGCAATGTGAAGAATGCCATCAATGGCCTCATTTCCTTTGTCAATAAGATTACGCAACGTTTCTCTGGCATGTGCGGCATCATCTTCTAAAGGAACAGGAACAATGACACTTGTTTCATCTTCTATTTTTGTCACATTGAACTTATCATTTAAATTATCAAAAGTCATTATTCACCTGTATAAATTTCATCAAAATCTTGAATGTAGTCGTATGCGTCTGTAGGTAAGGCTGTGGTAGGATCTGGTTCAGTTGTGATTCTGGTACCAATGAAACTGTTGGTTGGTACCTGTCCTTCAACCAAGGCAGGATCTGCATAGATGTTCTGAATGACCTTCTTGATGAGGTTGGCATCTCGAACATACCCATACATATTTAACTTCACTGTGAAATTCAAATCCCAGATGACACTCATGCGTTTATCAAAACTGCCTTCCCATTCATCTTGATAACTAACATTATCCAATACAATTTGCAAGTCATTTCTCACACCTAGTTCTGGAATGGTGTTGATGGTGACATTGAAATCTGGATTGAAGTATGGGAGAATTTGCTCAATGATTTGTAACCCATCATCTTGATTTTTAGCAAACACACTCATGCCAATGCCCATGTTATAAGGCGTGGATACAAATGAATATCGAACACCTGTGGCAGAGGTACCAGATTCATCCACCGCACGAACATTTTGGCGCACAGCCAATTTTCTGGACGGGTCATAGTTGAATGTGGTGATTTCAAATCCAATTCTAGGTAATGTGATGGCAAACGTGGCACGACCTGTTTCTAGCTCTGGAGCTTCACGAATACGGTCAATGAATTTCTGCTTGGGTGCATAACTTAAAGGCACAAACAAACTTTGCACTGTTTCATCAGCATCATTGGTTCTACGAATTTGAATGTTGTTGAACAATGTTCCAAAAGCAATAATTGCCTTTCTGATATGCTGATGATAGAAATATTTGCCTTTGAACATTAGTATTCACCAAAAGGATTTATAGATGTGAAATCCAAGATGTCTTGTCCTTCAGTTTCAAATGATGCGTTATCACTGAATGGTACCAATGCTCTGGTACCAAATTGTTCTTGAACGATGCTGAAACCTGATTGAAGAAGCAACAAGTCTCCTGATTCCATCAAGATGTTGTATTCAAATTGGTCTTGTGAGCTTGCTGTTTCAGCAGCATCAATTTCTTCAACACCAGTATCAAATTGTTCTGAACTGTATTGATACAATTCACAGCTCATGCTGTAAATGTAGAATTTATTTAATTGATAGAATGGATTCAAATGTTGTACAAATTTAATTTCGAACATGGAGTTTGTTCGAGGAAAATATAACAAATCACCTTCGGCAGGACGTGAAGGTAATTGTAATAGTTCATCAGGATTGCTGCCTACTACATCTTCCCAGCGACGTTTTGATACCACGAACGTGGCTTGGTCAGTAACTTGAATACCGAACTTTGTGAACAATTCACCGTCACCTTCCCATCCTTGTACATTGGTGAGATACATTTCCAATGGATAGGCATTTTCAAAACGACTTAATACATCTTCACCAAGGACCTCATCTTGTTTCACTGAGGTACGGGGAAGATAATAGACATCATGACCGTAAATTTTAATGCTTTCAATGATGAGGTCTTCTAGAAGCCGTTGTTCATTTGTGGTTCCAGATGTGCTACCAGATTGGAAATAGAAATTTGTGGCCATGTTAGCCTACCATGAAGTCAACAGGCAACTCGTATCTGGATTGCATTTCTTTTTCTAGTTCATTAATCTCTGATAAAGCTTCATCAAAAATGACTTGACCATTCAAGGTGACACCACCTGGGAGTTGCATTCCACCAAACTTCTTCATGTTTTCTCCCCATTGACGTTTGATAAGAGCTGTCACATAACGGCGAAGAAACATATCATTGTAGATTTCTGTGTATGTTTCAGGATTTAATGCTCGATACACTTCAAACACAACGTAATCACCATCTTCAAATGTTTCATCCATGTTTACATCTAGATGAATACTATTTTTCTTTCTGTTGAAAGAAAAACTGCGAGAACCCGCAAACATATCATCAAGCAATTGTAAATGCATTTTTACTTGATTGTAGTAAATCACATCTGATGATAGTAGATTGTACATATCATTCAATCGAAATTGATACACCACATCAAAGATGTTGGTGCTGGCACGACTACTTCCTGCGTCACCAAACGGCAACACGCGAATGATACCAGTTACAGCATCTGACACAGAAAAATCTCCTGTGGTCCAACTTTTTTCTGTATAAGCTGTCGTGGCGTGTAAGGTTGTGGAAAATCCTGATATGCTACCTGTGATGGTTTCTGAGTTGCTAAATGTCCCATTCACATCTCGAACTTTCAATATGTTGCTGCTTTTCACAGCATACACGGTAGCAGTGGCGCCAGATGTGGCACCAGTCACAGTTTCATTTACTGTGAATTGAGTTGCAAAGATGGTGGATAAACGAAGCTCTGATGCTTCAACTTGTGCTTTCAAGTATACCCGTTCCACACCATCGAAATGATATTCATTCCAATAATCTATGGCATCTTGTACTCTATCTTCTACTTGGTCATCATCAACGTTAATTTCAATAACGGGATACCCAAGGCGACGGAGACAGTAATCCTTTAATTCTTGGCGTGTAGTAATTGCCATGAGTAGTTACCTTATTGCTTGTTGATTTTAGCTTCTAATTCTTCAATCTTCTTTTGTTGTTCCTTGATGGCTTCAATCAAGAGTGGGACAAGTTTTTCATATTGAACAGTGAGATATTGTTCTTCCACCTTCTGTTCACCCACGAATGGTGCCACGCGAACAGCTTCTGGAAGAACAGCTTGTACTTGTTGTGCGCTCACACCCACTTGTTGTTTGTCATTGTTGAAACCAAATGACTTGGCAAGTTCATTTTCTGTATAGTAGAAACCATTCAAGTTCATCACTTTATCTAATGCACCTTCAATTTTTCCACTGAAGTTCTTTAATCGTTCATCTGAATAGTAGGCTGTGATTTCACTTGAAGCACCAAAAGATCCACCCCATGTTAGTAATGTTGCATTAGTTAATCCTAGTGCCGTAGTTTGATTACCAAATGTGATGTATCCTGCTGTGGCATCCTGAACGCCTTTGATTCTGATTGTATTGGCAGCATTGACATCACCAATCCATGCATCATCACCAATTTTAAAGTTTTCAGCATTTCCGTTATTAGTGGCAAGCACTTTATCAAAAGAAGGAGTTGCTGATGTTGCCACTGATTGACCGATGCTAACTGCCGTACCTGACACAGATACACCAGTACCTGCTGTCACTACTGTGATGTCAGCAGAGCCGTTGAATGACACACCTTGAATGTTTCTTGCTGTTGCCAATGTTGTGGCAGTTGAAGCATTACCTGATAATGCAGCAGTGATGGTTCCTGCACTGAAGTTGCCTGAAGAATCACGAGCCACAACCTTAGATGCTGTGTTGGCACTTGTAGCGTCTACTGCAAGTGTTAAACCTGCGCCTTCAGAACCACCGTTACCGCCAGTGATGTATGAACCGTTAGTGATGCTGGCGACATAGTTACCTGTAGTGTCTGTACCAAGTGCCACACTATCAGCAGCAATAGTTGTGGCGATTGAGATGTTGCCAGAACCATCAAATGATGCTGAAGTACCTGTGACATCCCCTGTCAATGATAGTGTACGTCCTGTTGCCCAGGCGCTTGCTGTTGAAGCATTACCTGACAATGTAGCGGTGATGGTGCCTGCACTGAAGTTTCCTGAGGCATCACGGGCTACAATTGTTGAAACGGTGTTGGCGTTGGTGGCATTGCTAGTTACAGTGAATGTTGAAGCGCCAGAACCGTTGTATGTTGCAGAACCAGACAATCCAGTTCCGGACACACCCATGGTCAAGGTATCAAGATTAGTACCTAGTGCCTTACCTGAAATGGTGCTGTTTGTCAACTTGGCATTGGCAACAGAGCCAGCCACTAATTGACTTCCATCAATGGTTTTGTTGGTGAGTGTTTGTGTACCTGATGTTGTGACAAGTGGAACTTCAGCGCCTGCCAATCCAGCTCCCCAACTATCTGTGGATTCATCCCATGTGATGGAGGCATTTGTAGATGTACCGCGTTCCACTTCAATGCCTGCATTTTGACTTGGTGTGCCAGCTTCATCACTGTTCAACACAAGGATGTTGTCGCCAATGGTTACCGTATTGCTGTTCACAGTTGTTGTGGTACCTGAAACTGTCAAGTTACCAGCAATGGTGACATCAGCACCTGACATGGTGATGGCTGATGTTGGTGTGGAACCAGACTTGATGACAAGTTCACCACCTGATTGTGTAAAGGCACCAAATGTTGTGCCTCCATCCTTCAACAATACATCGGCACCATCTGCATCAAGAATGATGTCTCCTGCAGCATCTAATGTAATGTCGGCCGCACTGTCAATTTCTGCGATAACAGGTGTTGTTAATGTCTTATTGGATAATGTTTGTGAACCTGTTAATGTGGCAACAGTTGAATCAATGGCGAAAGCACCAGATGTATATGTTAATCCCGTACCAGCTGATAGATGAGCGCGCACTTCTGTGGCGCTAGGACCTGTGTATGTGAACACACCTGTACCTGAATCGTAACTGAAACTACCATCACCACCAGCATCTGTGGCACTTACTGCAGCACGTGAGCGCGCATCTGTGTACCAAAGATTGACAGGACTACCATCTTCAGCAATATCATCAGTAACCAATGTTCTGGTACCACCAAGTGCAGTTGAAGTGCCGTTGATGGTGATGCTGCTATTTGTCAATGATGAATTGGCAATGTTGCTAAGAGTGTTGGTGCTACCACTGATACTCTTGTTAGTTAATGTATCAGTTGTGGCACGACCCACCAATGTGTCAGTTGATGTGGGCAGTGTCAATGTACCTGTGTTGGTGATGCTTGAGATGACAGGTGTGGTAAGTGTCTTGTTGGTAAGTGTTTCAGAACCAGTCAAAGTGACAAAGTTATCATCACTCAATGCTGTATTGAATTCTGCCACCGTACCCGTCAAGGTGTTGGTGGTGAGACTGATGCTTTTATTTGTTAAAGTATCAGTTGTAGCACGCCCCACCAGTGTGTCTGTGGCATCTGGTAACGTCAATGTTCTGTCAGCAGTAGGATCTGTGACAGACAAAGTGGTTTCAAAATCGTTGGCTGTGGCACCTTCAAACACGATGCTGGCATCATTCAATGTCAACCCAGTTACTACAGGACTAGTTAGGGTTTTATTAGTTAATGTTTCAATGCCAGCTAGTGTGGCGAAATCTGCATCAGTAAGAGCAGAATTGAATTCTGCAATGGTGCCTGAAACTGTATTGCTACCAAGAGCAATAGTTTTATTGCTTAGTGTTTGTGAGTCTGAAGTACCTACAACAGTTCCAGTAGGAATTGCTTTTTGTGATGCTGAACCATCAATGTATCCAGATGAATTTGATACTACAAAACTTGAGGCAGCAATGCCGCTAACAGTGTTGTCATCTACAGAAATAGTTTTGTTGGTAAGTGTTTCAGTTCCTGCTTGAGTAGCAAAATTTCCATCTGTCAATGCAGTATTGAATTCTGCTGTTGTGCCAGTGATGGTATTGGTTGTTAAACTAATGGACTTGTTGGTTAATGTATCAGTTGTGGCACGACCAACAAGTGTATCTGTAGCTGCAGGTAATGTTAAAGTGCCTGAAGCTGTTGCAGAAGCGGCAACTTGTGTAACACCTGTTGTTCCATTAAAATACATACCATCGGCAGGAACATACAAGCTTGTGATGGTTGGGCTTTGTGAAAGAACAACGTTAGCACCAGTTCCAACATAAGATGTAATGGAGTTATCTTGAATTTGGAACGTGTTACCTTGACCTGTTTTGATGTTGATGGTTTTGTTGGTCAAAGTATCAGTTGTGGCACGACCCACAAGTGTATCGGTGCTTGTAGGTAATGTTAAAGTTCCAGTGTTGCTAATTGTAGCAATTACTGGACTTGTTAATGTCTTGTTGGTAAGAGTTTGTGTGGCAGAAGTACCTACTACATTGTGATAGTCAGTACCATTTTCAGTGTACTGCCAGGTATCTGTGGATTCATTCCAACGAAGAAGAACATTGGTATCATCACCACGTTCAACTTCAATGCCAGCATTTTCAGATGCGCTACCTGTAGCGTCACCATTCAGCAATATGGTACTATCACCGATAGAAACGGTGTTGGAACTTACTGTAGTTGTGGAACCAGATACCGTTAAGTTACCTGCAATGGTAACGTTGGCACCTGACATGGTGATGGCAGTTGTTGGTGTGGAACCTGATTTAATAACAAGTTCACCGCCTGTTTGTGACAGGCTACCGAAAGTTGTTCCGTCGTCTTTAAGAAGAATATCAGCGCCATCTGCGTCAAGAATGATATCACCACCAGCATCTAATGTGATGTCAGAGGCGTTGTCAATTTCTGCAATAACAGGTGTTGTTAATGTCTTGTTAGAAAGAGTTTCACTGCCAGCTAAGGTAGCAAAATCTGCATCACTTAATGCAGTATTGAATTGAGCAATGGTACCAGTTAAGGTGTTATTGCTTAAATTAATGGTCTTGTTAGTTAATGTGATGGTTGAAGAACCGCTGACCAATGCATGGCCGCCAGCGGTTGAACCATCATGTAATCTCAAAACATTCAGTGTTGTATCAACACTAAGTTCACCTGCAGCGCCAGTGAATGAATTGTTTTGAGCGGTTGTACCTCTTCTAAACTGTACCTGTGTTGGCATCTATATTCTCCTAAGCGTTTACGTCAATGCCCCTAAATCAGTAGTAGCTAATGCACCAACCGGTGCAGTTAAGCAGTCAAATGTTCTGTCAATGGATTGTCCAAATGCATCTACACCTGCAGTTGTTAAATTACCGTAATCACCTGTAGGAAACACAATGGCAGCAACTGCTGCTTCCAATGCGTCAATTTGATCCTCAAGATTGGTAGGGATATCAGCATAATTTGCAATTGGTACGATGACATCACTAGAATTACGAAGATAGATTATCTTGTCTGCGGTGTTGACTGCCATTTCACCTACAACAAGGTCACTTGTTGTAGGCACTGCACTACCAACTTCACTTCTTTTAGGTTTAATTATGACTGCCATTGACCGTTATTTTCTTCTGGTTTCGGTTGTATTGCTTGATTTTTTAATTCTTGTAGTTCTTCTTGGGCCATAGCAAGTTGAGTCGCTAACATGGTTTTTTCCATTGTTAATGTCTTAACTTGCTCGGCCAAAGTTTGTATATACTTGTTTAAAAACTTCTGTGAATCCATGATGTAATCTCAATTATTTATTAGTATGTTCCACCGTCAATCACGTTTGTCCAAGCAGGTGTGCCTGAGTTGGAATACAAGAAGTATCCGTTGGTACCTGCTGCTGTGGCTTGGATGGCACTTGTTCCGTTACCATACAACACACCGTTTGTTGTGAATGTTGAAGCACCTGTACCACCATCTGCCACTGCCAAATCTGTGGCTAATGATGAGATGGTACCACCTGTCAAGTTGGCAAGAATAGTACCTACACCATAACCGGTACCACCTGTGTTCACTGTGGTTGAAGGTTCTGATTGTAAACCTACGAAGAACTTGAAGATATTGCTATCTGAAGCATCACGGAACCAACCAGCATATTTTGTGGTTGCTGTTTCAACATATTCAGAGTATACACCTGAGTCAACTGAGTTACCTGTGTTACCATCAGCCAACTTCAAGATTACGTCATCAATAGAAACTGTTGTTGAGTTAACAATGGTTGATGAACCGTTAACTGTTAAATTACCTGCAACAGTCACATTGGCACCATCAAGTGTTAAAGCAGTTGTGCCTGATGATGATTTAATGTCATTACCTGTAACAGTCAAATCACCCTTAACTTCAACATCACCTGTTGAATCAGTAAGTGTTAAAGCAGTTGCTCCATTGGCAGTCTTGATGTCATTACCTCCAACTTTCAAATCTCCGGCAATTTCAACGTCACCTGAGCCTGAGAAAGTAATGGCAGTTGTGCCACCTGACATCTTGATATCATTACCACCAACAGTCAAATCACCAACTAAAGCCACATCATTTGTTAAGGCAATAGTGACTGCTGCTGTTTCTGAACCTGAACCGGATACTGAAATTTGATTAGCAGTGCCTGCAACAGTAGCAACATAATTACCTGTTGTGTCTGTACCTAGAGCAACAGAATTTGCAGAGATGGAAACCACACCTGCTTCAGTTACAGTGATGTCACCTGAAAAACCTGCATACACATAATCAGCTACATTTTCAGCTGTGATTTTCTTGTTGGCAGGTACTGATGCGTCATATACTAGAAATTCATCATCATCAGCAAGAGTTAAAACAGAACCTGTACCTGTGATATCAACCTTAGTACCTTGTACTGAGTTGATGACAACATTACCTGTTGTTACTGTAAAATTAGTTGAATTGAAAGATGCAACACCCTTGTTAGTATCAGATGCATCTTCTGCTGAAATTGTTACTGTGTTGTCTGTAACTGCAGTATCAATACCTTCACCGCCGGTGAATGTTAATGTTTGACCAGTGCTGAATGTGTCAGTACCAGTATCACCAGCCAATGTTAATGATGATGAAGCAGGTGCCGCAAATGATAGAACACCTGAACCGTTTGTGGTTAAGATTTGTCCTGCAGAACCGTCAGCAGCAGGAAGTGTGAAGGCTACGTTGGATGCAATTGTTGCTGCTGCCTTCAATGTAACGGTGTTAGAACCGTCTGCATCTTTTAGAACAACAGCATCACCCACGGTACCATCACGTGGATCCAAGAAACTGTCAACAGTATTGGTGTAATACTTACCACCAATTTTGTCAATGGTTGCTGTGTTGCCATCTGAAGCTACGGATTCAATGTAAAGAATGGCTTTACTGCACTCCTGATTTGAGTTTATACTTTGTTAGTTAGAATGTTCCACCGTCTATGTTACCAACATTGGTTGTTGCTGCTTGCGCTACCCATTTTTCTGTTGTAGCATCATATACCAAAGTATAGCCATCCTCTAAATCAGCTGAATCCACATTTTTCAATTGTTCAAGATTAACAGAAGGAATATTAACCTTCCGAACTGTTGTATTAATATTGGGTTGTGCAGATGTTGTTACCTTTAATGCCATTATCGTGTTACCTCAGGTGTTACCGTGATGATACCCTCTAATACTCGGGTGACTGTGCTACCATCAGCAACAGGTGCGACAATTTCCACATCATAAACATACCGACCAGCTTTCAATGCTGATGTTTGTGTATCTGTTAAAGAAATTGTCAATACACCTGTTGTGGTATCATCAGCAGCTTCTACGGTGAAAGCTGTGTAGCTTGTGGCTCCGTAACTTTTTCGTAGTTGTGCTCTGAGTGTGTAACCAGCTAAATCAATCTCATTTCCGTTAGCATCGGAAACTGTGATATCCAAAGAAAATGTTGTTCCTTGGTCAATCACCAAGTTTTTAACTGTAGCCATGGACATTCTCGTTCATAGGTGATTACTACAGTTATTTATAATTGTTCTATTGTGGACCGTGATTTTCTTCAAAATATGTGTGTAACCAGTTCCAATCCACCGTGTTTTTCAATGTTTCTTTATTATCACGATGTTGTTCAGCATACTCATGTCCTTCTTTTGCTCCCTTTAATACCCAATCAGAATATTGCCCTTCAGCAAATGACAGCCAACGATCCAACCATAAGTGGGCATCATCACCATAGGTCACGGTTAACTTCACTGTTTCACGAAATGCTGTTCTCCAGGCCTCATATTCAGATGTGGCAAACACAGCTTCACTTACTGTTCTTGGCACAGTGATGGTCTTGCTGTATTGAGTGAAATCTAAACCGAAATCTTCTGGTGTATTTAACACTAGATTGCTGTTGTAACACACCACACCCATGTGACCATATTGTAATCTATTACTCATGTTTTTTGCATGGAAAATGATATGTGCGTCAGAAATGGTTTCCACGGGATAATCAAATACAGAAGCATCTGTGATGTAATTTTTACCTGTTACAACAAAGAATTGTGTAGCTTCTCCTGCCAAGTCTACACACCGATGAAACATTTTTCTACGTCCATCAATGCCATCAATACGAACAGCACGTGGGCATAATTTCACCAAATGCTTCCAATTCTCATCAGCATTGTTCTCTCCGTTACTTACAAAAAACACTGGAACTTGATCCTTCTTGGCAGTTCTTCGAACCTTTAAGGTGTGTAGTGCCACGATAGGGTCCACTTCAATAATCATTTTGTCAGACCATTCCCACGGATCATCACTTTCTTTCTTCATCTTTTCAATGACTTTCTTTTCTCCGGCCCAGCCCGCAATAAACACTTGTTCAGCATCCTTACGAACCACAAATACTACAGGACCAGAGATATGTTCCCATGTAATACCGTTGGAGCATCTGTATAATTTTCTTTCAGAGCCTTTGGCATCAATGATATCAACATAATCGAACGCTGTTAGCTCTTTGTCACCGGCTTGAGCCCATCCATCTGCATCCTTCACAGTTTGTATGAAATCAGTGAACCATCCTAAACTACGAACCCAATGTTTTGTTTCTACAATCCAGTGGTGTTTAAACAAATCACTATGAGCCAACCATGTTTCATTATTCAGCATGCTTCTTCACCTTTTTTAATTTGGTTATCTTCTTCACTTCATTGTCTACACGTTTTTCTTCATTCACACCAAGATTTGCTCCGAATGCCCATTGTCCAATATGCTTCACTTGGAAACTTAAATTCATGTCAATCAAAATCTTATGGCCAGCATCTCGAAGTTTTTGTTGAAAGTAGAAATCTTCTCCGTGCCAATCTCCATCATAATATTCAAAGTTGAAATATGGAGGTTCAATGTTTTTCAACACTTCCGTTTTCATCATCATACATCCCATACCCACACCTTCCACTTCTTTTAGTTCTTGGTCTCCTTCCAACGGTAACCAATTATCCCAGTTACCTCGTTCAGGATAGGCAACTGTTTGGAGTGGGACTGACCGTTTCATGTAATTTGAACATACGATATCTACGTTATGTCCCATTAATCGCATGGCAGTGGTGCTAGGAAACAACATATCTGAATCCAACCAAAGAGCATAATCCGAGCGAATCTTCAAGGCTTGTTTTGCCAAACGTTCACGTTGTGCAAGAAGAATGGTGCTTTGGTCATACAACACATGAACATCAATACCTGCCATGGTTGTAGTTTTCACCAACTCAACTAATGCAGATGTAAACAAACTATACATGGACTCCTTGCAAGGAATCAAAATGGCAAGTTTAGTTGGCCGTGTTTTCCAAATGCTTAAATCATAGATGTTCTTCATACACCAGCAACTCCAGCTGCCAGAGAGCTAGATTGTGTGGTGATGTCCTGAATCATCGTTGTGATTTCAAGTACACGCTTCACAAACAATTGATAATCAGCTAGTGGAAATTGTGTGACTGTGTTTAAAGTTTCGATGCTGTATTTGTCGAAAATTAAAATTTCCATAGCGGCCTGGCGAGCCCATTTTTCCACCATGGCGAAACGAACCGTTTGTGGGTCGTTGTTTAAAAGATTTAAAAGATGTTCAGGGTCATGTTGAGCCAATACATCTTCCAAAAAGGCAATTCTTTCGGGCCAATCATTTTTTTCTTTTAGGTACTTTAGCTCGTATAGTAGTTCAGCTAACCTTTTTTTATCATACCCAATGGAAACCCATCGGACATAGCGTTCTTCGTATTCCGATGGGTTATCATTGATAGCGTTAATTAATGTATCTAACGTAATGTCGGACATAATCACTCCACAAAAAAATAGTATAAAGAAATTTATATAGGTACTACAAAATTGTCAAGTCTTAATATGTGCTCGGTGTTTGGCGACCACCAAAGTCAATGGATAGTCGAATTTGTCCGGTTAATGAAAGACTGGTACTTCCTAGTAGATTGCTATTTACCGCGGCGGCCAAGTCAGCACGTAGTCGGGCGGCACCACTAAGTCCGTATGCATTACGCACACGCCCCATCGCAATTGCCGACCCGGTATTTGGAATTACACCCATTGTCTACTCCCCTAAAGGCCTAAAATTATTTATTACAGTTGCAATTCTTCTTTACTTCATCTAGCTCCAGCTTTAGGGCCTTGATGGCTTCCACGAGCACGGGTACTAACTTTTCATACTTCACAGCCAAATATTGGTCATCAATTGGTGCTGGTGCCACGGCTTGTGGGAACACAGCTTGAACTTCTTGTGCACTCAAACCGAGTTGTACGGCATCATTATTGTAACCAAGTGACTTGGCTAATTCATTTTCAGTGAAGTAGTAGCCATTCAATGATGTCACCTTTTCCAAAGCGTTATCAATGGTGCCATGGAAATTCTTTAGGCGAGCATCTGAGTAGTAGGCTGTGATTTCATTG